GTAGCCGCTGCGGATGGCGTGATTGATGTCCGAGAGAGTGAGCTCGTTGAACTTGCGGCCCTTGCGGACGGCGAGGAGCTCGGTGAGGATAGAGGCGACTTTGCCCTTGATCTCCTCCGCGTCGGAGACGTCGGAAGTGGTGACGGCGACCTCTATGTCCTGGGGAACGACGACGGAAGACTTCACTTGTATATTATCGTATGGCCCGGCGATCTTGTCAACCGCTTTCCTGACCTCGGCAAGGAGCCCTTCCGTGGCTTCCCCCGCCGTACCTGTGACAATAACGTCGACCGTGCCCTGCCCCCGGGGGTGCTGACAGTCTGCTTGAGCAAACAAGACGCCAGGGACACCCTCCGCCGCGTTGATGAACGTATCCTCAATAGGCCGCGCCGCGAGCTCCGACCACGAGCGGAGCGTCCGGGTCTTGAGCCCGTCGTCGTCCTCGGTGTCGCTGCCCTCCCGGGTTATCCAGTCCGGGCCGTTGGTGATCTCGTCGACGCCATTGAGGAAGGTGAGGCTCCGGGTGATCTGGCCCT